TGGCCCGACACCACGGCTCTTTTTTACAGAGCCGATGGAGGGAAACAGAGGGTTGCACAATAATGGCCAAACCGCTCACGAACTCAGAACTGGGTTTGGCGCTCGGCGTCACGGCGCAGCGCATTTCGATCTTACGCAAGGAGGGTATGCCGACCGACTCAATCGACGCGGCAAAGGCCTGGCGTGAAGCCCGGGCGACCGTGCAACGTGCCCAAGCCCCCAAGGCCGCACCTGCTCAGCTCGACGACGGCACGCTGGCTGACACGATCGCAGAGCACCGCACCTTGGTCGGTCGGGCGCGTGGAGTCTGGCAGGCCGCGATGGAAGGGGGCGACCCCAACCAGGGGAAGTACCAGACGGCCTACAACCAGTCACTCAAGACGCTCGTCGCGCTGGAGGAAGAGCAAGAGCGTCGGCTCATCCTGGCTAAGGACTACATCTCGTCGAAGGAAGCGAGCGAAGCCATGCGTGAATTGGCGGCCACGATGGTAAACCGTCTCGACAAACTGGCGCTCGACGCGGCTGAAGGGTGCAACCCTGAGAACCCGGCCAAGGCGGTCAAGGTGCTCGAGGCTTGGGTGCGTCGGGTGAAGGCCGAACTGTCCCAAGATGAACAAGGCTGACCTGCTCCGCATCGGTCGGGAAGTCCTACGTCCGTCCGACTCGGGCGACGTAGTGGAGTGGCTTGAGGACAACGTCCACGCCATCCCCGACTCGCCGATGCCCGGGCCGTTCCGCTCCGACCGCACGCCGTGGATCGCCGAGAGTTTGCGCTTGGCCGCAGACCCCGAGACGAAACTGCTGACCATCCTTGCCAGCATCCAGTCGGGCAAGTCGCTCTTCGCCCGCCTGCTCACCTGCCACATCATCGCCAACGCTCCTGGGCCGACGATGCTCTTGCAGGCCACCGACCCAGAGGCCAAGGACTTCGCTTTGCGTTACCTCCGCCCGGTCTGGAACAACTGTCCGCCCGTCAAGGCACGGCTTTCTCTCGAAGACCTCGACCGCTCGACGACCGCGGACTTCGACCGCATGACGCTCTACTGTCGCGGCATCTGGAACGAGGCGAACCTTCAGCGCCTGTCCTTGCGCTACGTCATCGCCGACGAGTGCTGGATGGCGCCGCCCGGACACTTGGCCGAAGCGAGTGCGCGCGTGACGGCGTTCGGCTGGATGGGCAAGCGGGTGTTCATGTCCCAAGGCGGTTCGGCTGGGCAGGAGTTCCATCAGCTGCACGAAGGCACCGACCAGCGTGACTGGAATATGCGTTGCCCGAAGTGCGACCACCTTCAGCCCTGGCTGTGGGAGCAGATCAGGTTCCCCGAGGACGCGAAGGCGACGGGCACATGGGACTTGCACAAGGTCAGCATCGGCACGACCTACGAGTGCGCTGGCTGCCGGACGCTCCTGCCCGACACGAACGCTTCCCGCCTCGAGGCCAATGCGCGTGGTGCCTTTGTGGCCACGGCCACGTCATCCAACTCCGGGCACATCGGCCTGCACTGGAACTCGCTGGCCTCGATGAGCTGGGGCGAGCTCGGCGTGCTGATGCTCAAGGCCAAGGCATCGGCAGACGAATACGGCGACGAGGAGCCTAGGCGCATCTTCAAGCAGAAGCGACTAGCCCTTCCCTGGAGCGAAGAGGGCGGCGAGATGGTGTCCACGGCCACGGCATCGGACTACAAGATGTCCGACGACTGGGACGCGGAAGCCGTGATCACCCCGAAGGCCAAGGTGGCCGACCGCGAGGGCGCACCGACGGGTAGCATCCCGTTCCGCACGATGGGCGTCGACGTTCAGCGCGGCCACTTCTGGGTGGTCGTCCGCAGGTGGTCGAAGACCGGGCATAGTCGCCTCATGGCCTTCGCCCGCATCGACTCATGGGGCAATGTCGAAGCCTACGCCAAGCAGCACGGCGTCCATCAGGCTCTGGTGCTCGTCGACTCCGGAGACAACACTCAAGAGGTCTACCGTGAAACCGCCAAGCGCAACTGGAAGACGGCCAAGGGCTCAGGCTCCGACGACTTCGCGGTCACATCCAAGGACGGCCAGACGACCCGCCGCTTCTATTCCGAGAAGCAGTCCATCGTCGTCCCTGGCATCCCGCAGCGGGCGACCCTGATCGTGCACTCGGCCACCGCCGGCAAAGACCTCCTGCACGGCCTGCGAGCCCGCAAGGTCTGGACTTACTCCCTCGACGCGGGGACGGACTATCCCGAGCAGCTGAACGCCGAAGTCCGCATCAAGGACCGGCGCACGGGCAAGCCCCAGTGGATACTCCCGCAGGGCAAGAAGGACAACCACGCCCTCGACTGTGAAATCCTCGCCCTGCTAGCCGCCGTCCGCTGGGGCATCGCCGGCAGGGAAGTGTCGGAAACCGACTTGCCTTCCGCATGAGGTCGGGCAACCTGTCTGCAAGGGTACGGCGTTTAGTGTTGTGGGTGGAAGAGACTCATGGCGTGGGCTGGGCGTCGTACCCCCTCTTTGCCTTCCATTGCCCGCATAACTAAATGGCTTCCGGCATCTTCATCGGCCTCACTGAGTGCGAACTCCTGGACATCAAGGCCAAGGCTTTGGCGATGATTACCGAGGGCAAGACGCTGATGTCCTACTCGGACTCCGGCTCGTCGGCCTCCAAGCAGTTCGCGATGCCGCCCAAGGAGATGCTTTCGGAGGCGATGTTCGCCCTTTCTCGTCTGGACCCTGCCACCTACGGTCGTCGTATCTCGATGATCTCCACGGACTGGCAGAACCGTCAGGACTAACTTTCTATGGCCATCCGCAAGAAGATTAAGACCGTCAGCCTGCGTCCCAAGCAGCCGAAGGCCACGCCTGCCGCCCCTGCACCGCAGGCTTCCTACGGCGATTGGCAGAGCATCGGCGTGACGCGTGCCCGCCGTTCGGCCTACGGTGCGGAGCCGCGTGACCTTCGCCGCGACCTGACGCCCTACGACCGCCTCACGATGATGCGGAAGTGCCGCTGGGCGGAGCGTAACTCCGGCCTGTTCAAGCAGATCCTTGCGGATATGTGCCTCTACACCGTGGGCGACGGCATCAAGCCGCAGTCCCACGCAAGCACCCCTGAGATGCAGGAACGCTACGAGGCTTACTTCGCGGAGAAGGCCAAGCGCATCGACATCACGAACCGCTTCTCGTTCTATCAGGCTCAGTCCATCCTCCTTCGCGGCATGATCCGTGACGGTGACTCCTTCGCCGCCAAGGTCCGCAACGGCGCCGGCGAAGCCAAGATCCAGCTGATGGAAGCCCACCGCGTCGGCGACCCTCTGGAGGGCAAGGTGCCCGAAGGGATGCACGACGGCATCCAGTTCGGTCCGTATGGCGAATACATCGCCGTAAACATCTACCGCTCCGACGGCTCGTCCCGTCAAATCTTGGCCCAGTCCATGATGATGGTCGTCGACCAGGAGTACGCATCCGGCGCCCGTGGCGTCCCCCTGCTCCAGCACTCCATCAACTCCATCCAGGACGAGATGGAAATCCTCGCCCTCGAGAAGCAGGCCGTGAAGGACAACGGCGACGTGACCCGCATCATCAAGAAGACGGGCGGAGTCTTGGACGGCGACATGGCCGGCGAACTCGGCGCCGTGACGAACGGCTCCTACGCCAACCTCGCCAACACGATGGGCGGCAAACTCATCGCCCTTGAGCCAGGGGAGGACATGACGTCCTTCCAGAGCAACCGCCCGAACGCCACATTCACCGGCTTTCTGTCCGCCCTCGAGCGCGACATCAGCATGGGCGTGCTACCGTACGAATTTGTCTCGGACAGTTCGAAGCTCGGCGGAGCTACTGTCAGGCTCATCACCGCCAAGGCTGGCCGCGTCTTTGGCAAGTATCAGAGCATCATCATCGAGAACTTCTGCGTCCCGACTTGGGGCTACATCATCGGGCAGGGCATCGCCGCCGGCGAACTCCCCGACGACCCGCAGTGGAACCAAGTCTCCTGGACGACCCCGAAGTCCGTCACCGTTGACGCTGGCCGCGAAGCCGCGAATGACCGGGCCGACGTCGAGATGGGCCTGCTCTCCATGTCCGAACTCTACGCCCAGCGCGGCCTAGACTTCCGCTCCGAGATGGCCAAGCGCGCCTCCGACATGGTCCACATCAAGGACTTGGCGGCTCAGTACGGCATCCCCTTCGAGCTGCTCTTCCGTCCGTCGAACACCCCGGTCGGCACGATTGGCGGCGACGTCATGGAAGGCCCGGAGGCCGAAGGCGAAGACGAGCCCGCCGATCAGGAAGAACCTGAAGAGCTCGACGAACCCAACTCTTAACACCATGCGTTTCCTCACCAACGGACTGTCGGGCCGCGAGCCCCTTCTCATCGACCCGACCAAGGCCAAGGACCACGCTGTCCTGGCTGAGAAGTTCGGCTTCACGGATATGCTCGCGCAGCTCTTCGGAGTCGCCCCTGCCCCTTACGTCGTCGACGGCGTGGGCATCGTCCCCATCGTGGGCGTGATCGGAAAGGGCCTCTCGCCCCTGGAGAAGATGATGGGCGCCGTGGACGTGAATGACGTCTCCGCCGCCATCGACGCTTTCGCCGCGAACCCCGAGGTCGAGAAAGTCGCCCTGCAAATCTCGTCCCCTGGTGGCACTGTCACCGGCGTCGAGGAACTAGCCAACAAGGTCCGCAACCTGAGCAAGCCGACCCTCGCCTACACCGACTCCGAGATGGCGTCCGCCGCCTACTGGATTGGCTCCGCTGCCGACCGCGTCGTCGCCTCCCCCTCGTCCACTGTGGGCAGCATCGGCGTCTACATGGCCATCCCTGACTATTCCGAAGCCGCCAAGATGCAGGGCATCAAGATGGTCGTGCTGAAAAGCGGAAAGTTCAAAGGGGCTGGGATCGAAGGGACCAGTTTGAATGAGGACCAAATCCAGAATCTTCAGGCATCCGTTGAAACTATCCATTCAGAATTCAAGGAAGCCGTGAACATGAAGCGCAAGATGGTGAAGGCCGAAGCCATGGAAGGCCAGGTCTTCTCCGGCAAGCAGGCCGCCGCCCAGGGCTTAGTGACCGGGCTGGCCGACTCATTCAACGACGCCCTGCGCTCGTTCTAATTCCAACTCCCGCAATATCAAGATGACCATCGAAGAACAGCTCCTCGAAGCCACCGCCGCTATCTCGGGCGTCACCGCCGAGCGCGACGACCTCCGTGCCACCGTCGAGAAACTCACCGTGGGCGCCGCCTCCGAGCTCGAGTCCCTCAAGGTCGAAGCCGCGTCGAAGGACGCCAAGCTCGCCGAACTGACCGCCGCCCTCGAAGTGGCCGCCAAGGAAGTCGAAGGCTTCAAGGCGATGGTCGCCGAACTCGAAGCCAGCAAGGTCAACGCCTCCAAGGAAGCCGCCAAGATCGTGGCCTCCGTCGGCGTGTCCCCGGTCGAAATCAGCCCTGCCGACGCCAAGCCGTCCGCCGAGGCCGTCGACCATCTCGCGGTCTTCATGTCCCTCCCGGTCGGCTCCAAGGAGCGCAACGAATACTTCGCGACCCACAAGCACGCCATCATCAAGGCTGCTCTCTAATTTCCCCCTAACCCTCACCCAATAAACACACATGGCTAACTCCATCGTCGCCGCCCCGTCCATCCTGGCCGAGTCGGTTATCGCTTCCCTCAAGGGCAAGCTCCCCGCGCTCCGCGCCTTCTCCAGCGTCTTCACCGCCGCTGAGTCTGGTGCCGGCAAGACCGTTCAGGTCCCCCTGATCGGCACGTCCACCGCCACCGAGTTCTCCACCGGCGGCTACCTCACCCAGGACGACGCGACCATCACGGCTGCGAACGTCACCCTGAAGCACTTCAAGGTGTCGTCCCGCTTCTCGCCCCTCGACGTCAAGATGTACGGCGCTCAGTTCCTCTCGAACGCCTTCGTCCCGACCGCCGCCAACGCCCTCGCTGAAAAGTGCCTGGCTGAAGTCGGCGCCCTCATCACGAACGCCAACTACTCGTCCAACGTGGACACCGGCGCTTCCCTGACCTACGCCGAAGTCGTCACCGCCAAGGGTGTCCTCGACGCCGCCAAGGCCGCTGAACCCCGCGCGTTCATCCTGAACTCGACCTACGCGAACGGCCTCCTCGGCGACGCGACCATCATCGGCAACTCCGTCCTCGGTGCCGGCATCCTGACCTCCGGCCAGATCGGCACCCTCGCTGGCGCCGCTGTCTACCAGTGGTCCAGCCTCCCGACGAACAGCGAAAACCTCGCTGGCTTCGCCTGCGGCGCTGACGCCATCGCTGTGGCCTCGGCCCTCCCGATGTCCGAAATCCCGGGCTTCGAAGTCGCCAACGCTGTCGACGCCGACACCGGCCTCGGCGTCCAGGTCCTCATGGGCCAGGAGCAGAGCGGCTACTACAACGTCACCGCCACGCTGCTCTTCGGTGCCGCTGTCGGTCGCGCGACCTCCCTGCACCGCCTCAAGACCGCCTAATAGCGGCCAAGAGACGACAGACAAGGCCCCCAGCAATGGGGGTCTTTTTTTGTGCCCCCTCCCAAATCGGGCAAATACAGATGAGCCTCTACTCTGAGTTTCTGGCTGACGCGAAGGAGATGATCGCGGACTTCGGCGTGGCCGGGTCGGCCAACTC